CCCCTACCTTTCTCTCCCCGGTCCCCACAAAAACGGGCCGTGACCAGGCCGAACACTCCCGAACGGAGCCCAGACATGGACAGTTGGCAGCCGACACTCGACGGGCTGACACCACCCGCGAGCAACACCGGGTCGCTCTCGCGTGCGGCCGTCGCGACGATCGCGGCGCTCGAGCGTGACGGGCTGATCGAGCCCCGGCACACGCTCACCGTGCAGCTCATCCTCGGGATCGCCGGGTCGCTCGACGGCGACCTCGCCCGCGGCAAGATCACGGTCGCCATGTCGCAGGCGACGAAGCAGCTCCTCGACGCGATCGCGTCGCTCCCGACCCCGGACGCCGGGCCGTCTGACGAGTGGGATGAGATGCTGCGCGCGTTCGCTGACGCGGACCGCCGCGCCCGCGCCGCTGCGGGCGGTGCCGCGTGACCGCGCTCCCGGCGTTCGAGCTCGCGCCACCGCTCGCCGCGACCCGCCGCGACCCGGCCGCCGTGTCGCTCGGCGGCCGGGCCGCGGTCGTCGCGGACGCACTCGGGACGCCGCTCATGCCGTGGCAGCGGTACGTCGCCGACGTCGCGCTCGAGCTGCACCCGGCCGACCCGCGCCGGTGGCGCTACCCCGTCGTCGTCGTGACCGTCCCGCGGCAGTCCGGCAAGACGACGCTCATGCGCGCCGTCGCGGTCGACCGCGCGCTCGCCAAGGCGGATCAACTCATCTTCACCACGGCGCAGACCGGGAAGGACGCGGGGGAGCGGTGGAAGGATCTGGCCGACCAGGTCATGCGCTCCCCGCTGCGCACCCGGACGAAGATGTACCGCGGCGCCGGCGCGCAGTCGATCATCCTGCCCAACCGCTCCCGGGTCCGGGCGTTCGCTCCGACCCCGACGTCGATCCACGGGTACACCCCGCACCTGGTCATGATCGACGAGGCGTGGGCATTCGACGAGGCCCGCGGCGACGAGCTCATCGCCGCGATCAACCCTGCGCAGATCACACTCGCGGACCGGCAGCTCTGGATCGTCTCGACGAAGGGTGACGCCGACTCGGCGTTCCTCGACCGCTACCTCGACATCGGGCGGCTCGCGGTCGACGACCCGGACGCGTCGGTCGCCTACTTCGAGTGGGCAGCGGACGAGGACGCGCCGCCCTACGACCCCGAGACGCTGCGCTTCCATCCCGCCGTCGGGCACACGATCACCGAGGACGACCTGCTCGCCCAGGCCGACGCCGTCTCGCGCGGCGTGTGGGAACGCGCGTTCCTCAACCGCAAGACGAGCGCCGCCGAGACGATCATCGACCTCGACCTCTGGGACGACCTGACCGGCCCGCAGTCCCAGCCGGACCTACGCGACGTCTCGCTCGGGTACGACGTCGCGCACGACTCCTCGGCCGCCGCGATCTGGGCAGCGTGGCGCACCGCCGACGGCGAGCTCAACGTCCGCGAGTACGCCACCGGCCCCGGCGTCCGGTGGCTCGTCGAGCAGCTCGTCGCGATCCGCGCCATGCCGAACCGACCACACCGCCCGTTCGTCGCCGACGACGGCGGACCCGCGCGCCAGGTGACCGACGAGCTGCGCCGGGTGAACGTCCCCGTCGAGACCCTCAGCGCCCGCGACTACGCCACCGCGTGCTCGACGTTCTTGCGCCTCGTCCGCGACCGGGCGCTGACGCCCGACGGGTCCGACGGCATCCGCGAGGCGTGGCGCGTCGCCACGACGAAGCTCCTCGCCGGGCAGCTCGCGTTCGACCCGGCCAAGTCCGCCGGGCCGATCGACCACCTCCGCGCCGCCGCCGTCGCGGTCCGCGGTCTCGACCACGCCGCACCGTCGGCAGGGAAGCCGGTGATCTACTCGTGAGCATCCGCGTCGACTTCACCCAGCACTCGTCCGTCGCGGTGTGCTCCGCGTGCGGCTGGCGCGACGTCGCGACCAACCGCACCGACGCGTGGCGCCTCGCCCGCGCGCACGAGCAGCGCGCCCACCCCGGCGCCTCCCAGGCCGCCCGCGCGCTCGACTCGCTCGTCCGCGCCGCGACACGCTGACACATTGATGCCACCTGGCGCTTTCGAGAATTGAAAACGCCCCCCACTATTCATGCATGGCATGGCCGTTCTCCCGACGCAGGCACGACGCTGTCGCCGGTCCCCCCAACCAGGGGACCGGCAGCAGCGTCGGTATCGCTTCCCCGTTCGCGACCCCGGTCGAGCTCGGCGGCGTCGTGATCCCCGACCTCCTCGTCGAGCTGTTCGGCGCCGACGCCGACCGCCTCCCCCTCACCCGCGACCTCGCCATGACCGTCCCCGCCGTGGCCCGAGCGCGCAACGTGCTCGCCCCCACCGCCGGGCGCCTCCCGCTCCGCGTCTACCGCGGCTCCTCCGAGGTCACCGACCGCACGTGCCTCGTCCAGCCCGAGACCGTCGCGGCACGTCCCCGGTTCGTCACGATCCTGTGGACCATCGACCAGATGCTGTTCCACGGCCGCGCGTGGTGGATCGTCGTCGAGCGGTACGCCGACACCGGCGCGCCCCGCTCGTTCGAGTGGGTGCCCGAGTGGAATGCCAAGATCGAGAACGGGCAGCTCGTCGCCACGCTCGACGGCAACCACCCGAAGCTCGACGCCGCCGACGTCGTCCGCATCGACGGCCCCCACGAGGGCATCCTCAACTACGGGTCCGACGCGATCCGCCAGGCGCTGCGCCTCGACCGCGCCGCGCTGCGCATCGCCGACAACCCGGTCCCCGCGATCGAGCTGCACCAGACCACCCCGGACCAGCTCGACAAGGACGAAAAGGACGCGCTCATCGCCGGGTGGATCAAGGCCCGCCGACAGACCGGCGTCGGCTACACCAACGCCGCGATCGAGACCAAAGTCCACGGGCTCAACCCCGAGCAGCTCATCATCGAGGGCCGCAAGTTCGCCGCGCTCCAGGTCGCCCGCATGATCGGCGTCCCGGCGTGGGTCGTCGACGTCGGGGTCGAGGGCTCGTCCCTCACGTACTCCAACGTCCCGTCCCGTTCGCGCGAGCTCGTCGACTACGCCCTCACCCCGTACCTCGCCGCGATCGAGTCCCGCCTGTCGATGGACGACGTCCTGCCCCGCGGCCAGTGGTGCCGCTTCGACCTCGACGACCTCCTCCGCGGCGACTTCGCCGACCGCATGAACGCCTACAAGGTCGCCGTCGACTCCGGCGTCTACACCTCCGCCGAGCTGCGCGAGCGCGAGGACGGAACCCCCGTCGAGCGAGAGGACACCCCCGCATGACCCGCCGCCTGATCCACCTTGCGACGAAGCTCGCGACCGCGTCCGCGTCGAGCCGCACGATCACCGGGATCGCGACGACCTACGGCACGCAGGCATCCGCGTCCACCGGCCCCGTCATCATCGAGGCCGGGTCGCTGCGATGGGCCGACGACCTCTCCCGGCTCAAGCTCCTCGTCGACCACGACCAGCGCCAGCCCGTCGGCTACGCGACCGCGCTCGTCGACAGCGACACCGAGCTCGAGGTCACGTTCCACGTGCCCGATGGCGAGTCCGGTGACCGCGCGCTCGTCGAGGCCGCCAACGGTCTGCGCGACGGGCTCTCCGTCGGCGTGTGGACCGACGAGGACGGATGGACCCTCGACGCGGACGGCTACGTTCACGTCACCTCCGGGATGCTCCGCGAGGTGTCCCTCTGCGCACTGCCTGCCATCGACGACGCCCGAGTCTCGGACGTCGCAGCAACCGCCCACCACGGAAGGAACACCATGGAGCCCTGCGCCACGTGCGGCACCGTCCACCCCGCCGGCGCTGCGTGCGCCGCCCCTGCGCCGGTCCAGCAGGCCGCGCCCGCGGCCCCCGCCCCGGCCAACCCGCCCGCCCCCGCTCCCCAGCCCGCGCCGGTCCAGCAGGCCGCGCCGATCACCCCGCCGGGCGGCCCCGCGCCGCGCCGGGTCACGATCGCCCAGGCCGCGCGCATCACGTCCGACGTGGTCCGGGCCGGTGGCTCGGCCGCCGACGTGCGGGCCGCGCTCGCCGACGTCACCCCGGCCTCGCTCCCCTCGGACCCCGACCAGCAGGACGCGTTCCTGCGCGACACCTGGATCGGGCAGCTCTGGACCGCGTCGCGTGTCGACCGTCCGTGGTTCGACTTCCCGGGCGCGTCCCGCGACATCACCGGGCTCAAGGTCTACGGGCGCCGGTGGGACGTCAAGCCCCAGGTCGGCCCCTACACCGGGAACAAGGCCGAGATCCCGACGAACACCCCGAAGATCGGGATCGCCGACTCGGCGCCCGAGCGCACCGCGGGTGGCTGGGACATCGACAGGATCTACGTCGACCTCGGCGACCCCGAGCTGATCGAGGAGCTCTGGGCCGCCGCGGTCGAGGACTACCAGCTCAAGACCGAGGTCAAGACCGTCACGAAGCTCTACGCCGAGGCAACGGCCGTCGCCACGGCTCCGAGCTTCACGTCCGCGCTCACCGTGCTCGGCCGCGTCGCCAGCCAGCTCGGCGCGCGCATCGGCCAGGTCGGCCTCGGCGCGGACATCTGGGACGACTTCGCGAGCCTCACCAAGGACCAGGTCCCGTGGTGGCTGGGAAGCGGCGACACGATGAACATCGGCGAGACCACGGGCACCGTGGGCGGCGTCAAGTTCTTCGTCGACCCGAACCTCGCCCCGACCGCGTACCTCGCCGCCGACCGTCGCGCCTACACCGCGTTCGAGAAGAAGCCGCCCGTGCGCGTCAACGCGGTCGACCTCGCCCACGGCGGCGTGGACCTCGGCCTGTTCGGCTACCACCAGGTCATGGTGAACGACGCCCGCGCCATCCTCAAGGGCACGGTCGTCCCCCCGGCCGAGCCCGAGGCCTGACCGACCCCGCCCCGTCCCGCATCGAGTAGGAGGTGACCAGCATGGCCGACACGGAACGCATCGGGTGGGCGACCCCCGCCCAGGCCCGCGCACAGTGGCCCGACGCCCCCAAGACGCCGACCACCCTCGACCAACTGCTGCGGGTCTCCTACGAGATGTGCAGCGTGTACGCCCCCGCCAGTCTCGCCGTCCCCGCCGAGCCGCCCGTGGACTACACCCCGCCCGCGCGGGCCGTGCAGGCGCAGATCCTGCACGCCCGCGCGGTGTGGACCGCCGCTCGCGCCACGTCCGACGCGGTCGGCATCGACGACCCGGCCGCCGCGATCGCGACCGTGACCCCGACCCTGACCGGCCAGGTGAAGCAGCTCCTGCGCCCGCCGACCGGCGTCCCCCTGGTCGGGTGATCCCGTGAGCGTCCGCACCCAACTCTGGTCGCTGCTCGTCGACCGCCTCCCCGACACGTGGGACGTGCGCGCCGACGGCGTCGACGTCGACGCGCCCGAGACCGACACCCCTGTGCTGTTCGTCTGGACCAACCGCGTCACCCCCGGTCCCACGATCGGGTGGCGCACGCACGAGTTCCTCCTGCGCGTGTGCACCCCGCTGACCGACCCCGAGCAGTACGACGACGACCTCGACGAGCTCCTCGAGACCCTGACCGACACGCTCCAGGGCATGGACCCCATCGCGTGGACGCAGGCCGTGCGAGGCGTCCACGACAACCGCTTGCAGTGCTACACCCTCACCCTCACCGTGCCCGCCCGGAAGGACACCTGACATGCTGCTCACCAACCCGTTCGCGATGAACGATGCCGAGCTCGAGATCGGACTCGGGCACGGCGCGACCACGTTCGAGGACTACACCGAGGCCGTCTCTCAGGCCGAGATCACCCCGACGACGAGCACCGGCACGTGGACCGGGATCGGTGGCAACACCCTCTCGTTCCAGACCCCCGCGACGTGGGCCGTCACGGTCGCCCTCGCCCAGGACAACGCCGAGGACGGGCTCTCGGACTTCCTCTTCGACAACGACGGCAAGGACGCCACGCTGCGTCTCTACCCGAAGGCAGGCGGCCGCGGATGGGAGGTCGACGTCACGCTCTCCCCGACCGCGATCGGCGGCACCGCCGGGAACACCCCGGCCGTCGGCACTGCGACGTTCGCCGTGCAGGGCAAGCCCCGCAAGATCGCCGCCCCGCCCGCGGGCTGACGTGCCATCCAAGCTGCGGTTGCGCGGGTGGGACGTCCTGCTCCAGCGCGCAGCCGCCATGGAAGGTGTGGACGCCAAGATCCGCACCGACCTCGAGCGGCACGTCCCGCCGATCGCGCAGCGGCTCTGGACCGAGTCCGAGGTCATGCGGTACGCCGAATCGCGCATGGACCGGGCAGCGCTCGCCGGAACCCGCGTCCGCTCGTCGGCCCGCTCGACGACGATCACCGGCGCGACCTCACCCACGATCGACGTCCCCGCCTACGCGGTCGAGTTCGGCGACGGCATCCGCACCAAGAAGACCTATAGCCGGCGATCGCCCCGCGGGCGGCAGCACACCGTCACCCGCGACACGCAGGCGCAGCTCCCGGCCCGCAACAAGCGCGGGCGCGTGGTCCGCAAGTACGGCGGCATCGTCGTTCGACGGCTCATGTCGGCCTACGCCCAGACCATCGCCCGCACGCTGCACGAGACCCTCGAAGGGAGGTAACCCCGGTGGCCGAGAAGATCGAGCTCGGGATCGTCGTCGACACCGACACCCGCCCGACCCGTCAAGAGTTCTCGTCCCTGCGCCGCGAGGTGAAGCGCGAGGCCGAGAACATGGGCGACGACTGGGAGGCCGCCGGGCGCAAGATCGAGGACGCGCTGCGCGAGGCTGGCGCCCGCGACGACCTGATCGACGCCGCCCGCCGCATCGGGCGCGAGGGACCGTCCGAGCTCGAGAAGATGCAACGCGCCTTGCGCGACACCGCCGACGACGGGCGCCGACTCGGCGACGACCTCGACGACGTCGCCCGCGAGATCTCCGACTCGTTCGAGGAGAACGCCCTCACGCCCGACGACGTCCTCGGCGCCGAGGTCATGGCCGAGATTCTGTCCAACGCCGCCGAGTCCGGCGCCGAGGTCGCCCGCGGGTTCAAGGACGGGTTCGACTCCGAGGACATGGAGACGATCCTCGACGGCATCACGGACACGCTCGTCTCGGTCGGAACCGTGGGCGGTCCCGCCGGTGTCGCGGCCGGACTCGCCGCGGCGTCCCTCGTGCAGCTCTTCGCCGGGCCGTTCCTCGAGAAGTCGAAGGCGACCGCCGAGCAGTTCCAGGGCACGTTCTCCGACGCGTTCTCCGCGATCGTCGAGAACGGTGCAGCCATGGGTCGCGAGCTCGCGATCCAAGCGAGCGTGGACTCGTTCGCCCAGGACGTCGACAAGATGAACGCCGCGACCGAGGCCGCGAACCAGGTCGGCATCGAGCGCGGCGTCGTGCTGCGAGCCATGGCAGGCGACACCGACGCGCTCAACCTCGTGACCGAGCGCTACGCCACTCTCAACGAGCAGCAGGCCGCCGCGTCGCAGCAGGCGTCCGAGGAGCTCCTCAACCAGGGCTCCGTCTCCGCCGAGACCGCCGAGAAGGTGAACGACCTCAACCAGCAGCTCGCCGGGCAGCACGACATCCTCGGCACCGTCACCGGCTCCTACGAGACGAACACCGACGCGCTCAACGCTGCGTCCGAGGCCGCGTCCGCCAAGGCCGAGGCCGACGCCTACGCCACGCAGAAGGCCACCGAGCAGGCCGCCGCGACGGCCGCCGCGACCGGGCAGGCCCACGACTTCACGGTCACCGTGGACGGCGCCACGCGGTCGCTGCGCGCCATGCCGGACGGGAAGATCGTCGAGGTGACCGACGCGGGCACGGTCGAGCTCACGCAGCAGGAGATCAACAACATCCGCGGCACGACCGCCGACATCACGGCGAACCCGATCATGTCCTCGTTCGCCGCCGCGCTCGACGCCGTCGAGCGCACACTACGACCGGTGCGCGTGAACATCGTCCCCCGGCACGGCATGGAGGCAGTGTGACCACGATCACCGACGGGACCGCGACGACGACGCCCGCCCTCGTGCTGTCCAACGTGCAGGAGGCTGAGGCTCGCACGCTCGCACACGTCACCCTCAACGGCGCGGCGCCCGACGTCACGCTCCGCCCCGTGGGCACGCGTGCGGGCGCACACCGGCTGTTCTACCTCGAGCGGGCCGACGCCCAGGCCGCCTACACGATGCACCGGCAGGGCAGCGTGTTCACCCTGACCGACCCCGGGGACCCGTTCAACGGCATGTCCTACGTCGTGCAGGGAGGGCGCCTCACCATCGAGGAGCTCGTCGAGTACGGCCGCTGGATCGTCACCGTCCCGTACGCCGAGGTGACGCCATGATCTCTGAGCACCGCTACGACGTCGACATCGTCGGCACCGGGTACCGCACCCGCCCCGAGTCCGGGCGCGTGACGCTCGACGAGTCGTGGTCGCCCTACGTGCAGGCCGACCTCACGATCCCGCTCCCGGTCGACCCCGCCGTCCTCGCCGCCCTCGACCCGCGCCGCCCCGGCGCGCGCGTGCGCCTCACCCTCACCCAGCGGTTCGGGTCCGGCGCCCCGATCGCCGCACTCTCCGCGGCGTGGGCCGGGATGACGCTCGCCGACGTGTCCGCGCTCTACGCCGGGCAGACCCTCGCCGCGATCAGCGAGGACTACGGCCGCCCCTACAACGCGTCCGGCACCCGCCCGTCGACCACGCGCCGCCTGAACCTCGGGCTCCGGGCCGCTCGCCGGCGCCGCGAGACCGGGCTCCTGGACCTCGAGCTCGCGTCCGACGAGGCGCTCCTCCAGGACTACGCGCGCGCCGCGACCACGTCCCAGCAGCCAGACTTCCCGACCGTGCGCTCCGCCGTCGACATGGCCCTCGCGGCGATCGGCGCGACTCTCACCCCGACGACCCTGACCGGCCCCGTCGAGGCCGATGCCCTGTTCTGGGAGCCTGGCGTCTCCGCGTGGGACTACGTCCGCCCCATCGTCGAGGCCGCCGGGCTCCGGCTCTACTGCGACGAGCGGCGCCGCTGGCACCTCGTCGAGCCGCTCGCCGCGACCGAGGGGACGCTCGAGCTCGACGAGGCGACCCTGACGAGCCACGACAGCGAGCTCCTGCGCGACGGCGGATGGTACGACGCGATGGTCGTGACGTACCGGTGGACCGACGGCACCGGAACCGAGCAGGTCCGCCACGACGTCGCCGCCCTGCCGGACTGGACCCGATGCGGGCACGTCGAGCACGAACGGCCCTACCCCGGCCCCGGCGCCGCCGCCGCGCTCCTGGCCCGCGCCCGCGCGCGCGGCCGGACCGACGCCGCGGCCGCCGTCTCGTCCTACGACGTCACCCCCGGGCAGGCCCTCGACATCGACGGCGACATCGACGCGACCGGGCTCGTAACCCGCGTCGAGTGGTCGATGAGCGACGACGAGATGACGGTCCGCTCCCGCGACCTGATCGAAGACCCGAACGCTGGCCTCCCGCCAGCGTCCTGAGGAGGGACCCCATGCCGCTCGACAGCAACGACATTTGGCAGTTCGAGGAGACCGACCTCGCCTCCCCGTTCTCCGACACGCTCAACCTCCTCGCCGAGTCCGTGTCCGACGCGTTCGAGGACGACCGGGCACGCCTCGCCGTGCTCGAGGCCCCGCCCGCGTCATGGGCGGCCGTGCCGCTCGCGTCCGGGTGGGTCCGCGGCGCCGGGTGGCAGGCACCCCTCTACCGCAAGAACGACCGCGTGATCCAGCTCCTGTCCGGCCTCATCGTCCGGTCGGGCTCGAACATCACGCTCACCGCCGGGAACACGTACAAGATCGGGGACCTGCCCGTGGGTTACCGCCCCGCAGGGGTGTTCTCCTACGGCGTGGTCCCGCACCCCTGCGCGATCGCCGGTGGCGGCACGCGCGGGACCGGCGTCATCCGCATCGACCTCGACGGGAGCATCAACCTCGTGCCCTACATCACCGCAACCCTCACCGCTGACGGAGCCTTCGGCAACTCCGTCACCACCTGCTACGTCGAGTTCCCGGCCGCATGAGCGCCACGAAGCGCACCCGCGCCGCCGCCGTCGCGCTCGTCGCCGCCCTCGCCGCGATCTGCCTCCCGATCCCCACCGCCGACGACCCGCCCGCGACGACCGGCACGGCCGAGGTCGCGGGCACGATCCGGTGGGTCTCCTCGACGTCGTGGGCCGCGCTCGACGACGCCGGGCACACCCCGGTCGGGATCGACAGCGTCGCCGTGCTGCCCGACCGGGTCCGCGTCTACTACGACTTCACCGCGACCAAGGTTCACGCCCTGCACGTCACCCCGGACGAGGCATTCACGTCCGCGTCCGTGCGGTGCGGAGCCTCCGTCGGGCTCCTGTACGCGGACGTGTTCTGCTACATGCCCGGATCGACGACCCCCGTCGACCCGGCGCTCCTGACCAAGCCGGGCGGCAACATCTGGATCTCCGGCACGTTCCAGACGGCGGGCACCTGACATGGCCCGCGACTGGTACGTCGCGCCCGCGCTCGACACGCTCCGCGACGAGCTCAACGCCCGTCACCCCGGGCGCGACCGCTCGAGCGACGGCGCGATCGGAGACCCCGCGCACGCCGCGCGCAAGTCGGACCACAACCCCGACCCCAAGACCGGCGTCGTGCGCGCTCGCGACTTCGACGTCGACGGCATCGACGTCGGCGCGCTCGTCGCCGAGCTGCTCGCCGACCCCCGCGTCGCGTTCGTCATCTACGACCGGCGCATCGCCAAGCGCGTCCCCGGCGGGTTCCGGTGGGAGCCGTACCACGGCATCAACCCACACACCGGGCACGTGCACGTCTCCGTGCGCATCGGCACCCAGTACGAGAACGACACGACCCCGTGGTTCGCACCCGCGCCCACACCCACCACCCAGGA